CCCAAGAATACTGATGAAAAGGAAAAAAAACAAAAACAAGGAAGCGGGTTTTAACCGCTCCCCTGTCTTATTTTGTTTACTGTTTTGCAGTATAGACGAATTCCACATAGTATACTTCAGTGCTTGATGTTCCAGTGTAAGTCGTATCGTCTCTCCAGAGTTTAAAAGTAACTAAATCTCCGGCAGCTAAACTTGCAAAATCTGTCGTAACCGTCAAAGTTAATTCCTCAGGAGAACCCGGGTTTCCCGATAAAGCTACAGGTGTTTGGTCCGTTGCGGCCGCATCAAAAGCAGTATTATCTCTATTAACCAAAACTTCAAAATCAAGAGCAGTCCTGCCTGCGGTCCCTGATCCTCCAGTTGCCTCATCAGCCCATACTCTGAAGTAACCTCCCGATAAATAATCGTAAGGAATTCTAAAAGTAGTAGTGGCTTTTTCAGCTGCTTCTCCATCCGACCATTCCAATGCTAACCCTAAATTATGCTTTTCAATTCCAGGAGTCTCATCAGTATCTACTAAATCGCCGGTGTTATAATCGGCAAATAATAAGATAGGTAAAGGTAAACTCCGTTGAACTCCCACTCCTTGAATAGGCAATTCGATGCGATGCGCGGAAACAGAAGTAACGCTCGTAACTATTGCCCCGCGCGAACCCGCATTTACTTGAATATCTAAAGAAGTAGCACTGGAATAAAAAACTATTTCTCCGTCAGTAATATCCCAGGAATTACTTTTTGCAGTAGCATCTTCATCGGAGTAAATAGTAGCATTAGTTGTTGTTCCTGCGGTATAAACATTTACCGTTGTAGTAGCAGTAACTAATTGGTTATTCTCATCGTAAACACCGAAATACCATTTCACTAAACCGTATTTTGCCTGAGCCTGTGGCATAATCATCACAAAAGCTAAGACTAATACGGCTATAAATGTAAACAATTTTTTAAACATTTAAGCCTCCTTAGTCTTCGCTAATGTAAGTATCCACAGCTATCACACCAAAATCTTCAGCATTAAATACAGTCTTGGCTGCCTTCCAGATAATATCACAGGCAACGCCAGGGATACGGTTATATTGAAATAGTTTCTCATACCATTGGGGTAACTGCCCATAAACGTGAACTCCTGCCTGAGCACCCAACAATAAAGCACGTGCGCCTGTTAAATTTCCACCTACACCCCAAGTATTGTAAGTCCTGATTCTCTCATATTCCTTGAGGATAACCCCGTCAATATTACCTAACCCGCCTGCAAAAATCGGATTAGTCTCGCCCCTTAATGCGGCGTAATATTGGCCTGATGTCCAGGAAGTATCAGCCTTTAATGCTTTAGACTGATAATCGTGCATAAGCATAATGTAAAATGGTCTTCCTTTAATGTTTATAGGGTTTATTTTAGGGTTTGCTAAACGTGCTTTTCTTCGTGCTTTTTGTATTACTGCTACCGACATCGTATCTGCAGCTTCAATATCTCCAGTTGAAGTAGCATCATTAGGATAGGTTACCCGGTTGGTTGTCGGAGATGCAGAAAGAACTATAACTGTTGCAATATCTATATACTCCGCAAGCCAATCCTTTAATCCATCCTTGAACTGTGTTCGTAAATCAAAAGCTGGACGCTGTAAGGATATTTTGTTTTTGGCTTTTACTGCGTGGCCTTTCTCGATTAAACTCACCGAGAAATCATGGAAAGTCATCTCTTCTTCACTGTCTTCGAGGTCGGCGTTTTCAGTATCCGTGCCTTCACCAGTAAGACGAACCCTTAAAGGTATTGTAATTCTATCGCCTTTTTCCTTTAGAAGTTCCATTCTGGTTTGGATAACATTATTCTCGCCTTCTCCGGTTACAGTATCAAAATAAATGTCTTTCTTTGCCTCAACAATTACCTTCGCGCCCCAAACTTTTTTGGTGAGATTATCACCAGTTGCAAAAGCAGTTTCCATAAATTACTCCTTTAGGTTTTACCCAGGGCTTTGTCTACGGCATCAGGAGAATTTTTGACTGCCTCAAGGAGCTCTTTGTCTCCTATATTAGTAAGGTCAATTTCTCCCTTGCCGCCTCCTCCGCCTCCGAGTTTAGTTGGGGTTTTTGGTTTATTGGTAATTTCCTGCACAATCTTTTCCCGTGTTTTCTGTGTAATGAGTTTAGATAAGTTGGCATCCTGCAACAAAACAATCCGATAGAGTTTCTCGGCAGGCCGGCCCCGTGGACGTAATGCCTCTCTGAAAATATCTTCCCAGAGAGATTTATCGTTTCCGGCTATTTTCTCAAACGCCTTTGCAGCCTCGGCAAAAGTTACAGGATATTCTTCCGGTTGTTTCCCGTCTTTATCGGGCGCGGTGAGTTTTACCATCCTTTCCTCATCCGTATCCATCCGCTCATCCATTCTTTCCTGCAACATTGCTTGGCGTTCTTTTTTTGCCTGTATTTCTTGCCGTGTTTGAAGAAGCTTTAAATCTTTGGCAGTAATAAATTCATCATCTGCCTTATCTTTAAGGGGGTCCTCTTCTTCGCCTGAGCCTTTTCCTTTTAGTCGCTGTTCCAACTCTTGTCTTTTTTGGCGTTCCTGTTTTAAATCAAACGCCAAACCGCCAGTCTCTCTTTTATGGCTTTCTTCCAATTCTGCTATGCGCTTATTGGTGTCAGCCAACTGCTGCTTTAACTCTGCGGCTGTCGGTTCTTTATTAGGTGTTGTTAACTCTTCCGGCATTTCCTCTGCCCTTGCTTCTTTTTCTGCTACATCCAAATCATTCCACTGTTCCACGGTCAATTTTTCCATTTGTTTCTCCTTGTCTTTTTTTAGGACTTTCAGGCCGTCCATATAGCTCCTTGTCTTTAAAAGTCTTTCAGGCCGACTACCAGTTCTTTCCTAAACCGGCAAGAGGATATAAAAAAAATCGGGTTATCTTACAGACTATGTAAGATTAACCCGATTAAACGGCTCGTTTAGACGAGATTAAATTATTTTAAAACTTCTGCCTTTAACTCCTCTCCTTTTATTTTTGCATTAAGTAAAGTAACGCCTTTTATCCCTCTACACTTCGCGCAAGTATAATCCACGGGATTTTTTATCTGGTATTTATTGACTTTTACCGTTTTTTCACAAGATTTACAGATTAGGGTTTTATTCATTTAAGCAAAATAGATGAAGTTATGTAATTTTTTCTTAATTCTTTCGCATATCTCATAAATTTCTTTTTATTTCTTATCCGCCATAAAAACGAATTTATCATAGCTCTTGATTTTCCAAATAACGTAAAATGAACTTTAATATTATTATAACTCCCTATTCGGTCATTAAATAATTTATTATTCATTACCAATCTCCTTCTCCCTTAGCCCTGCCTTCAATAATTCCGCCTGTCCTTTGATATTCAACTCCTTGTCTTTAAGTTTCAACTCCTGCGCCTTTAAGTCCATTTCCGCCTTTGCCTGCATCTGTTGCGTTTGTTGACTTGCCTGTATCTGCTCTAATGCCTCTTCCTTATCAGGAAAATCAGAAGCTTTGATTATCATTGCCGGAGGCAATTGTATTCCTGCCCTGACTGCCTCAATCAGAGAATAGAACCTCGCCAGGCGAGCCGTAGGATTAGATGGGGTTTCTGATACCGTGCAATCGTATTCACCTAATCGGACATTATTTAAAATCTGCCCTGTTGCCTCTTCTTTTTTATTTATCTCATATTCTTTTTCTTCCCCATCTATCACAAGTCTTAAAATTTCTTCTTTTGAGTATGCCCCTGACTTCTGTATTAACTCAATTAAAATCCTGCCAAATACCTGGCGGGTAGTGCGGAAATTATCATACATCGGTTCTAATCCGGTAATGCTTTGTTTTTGTCTTACCTGCATTGCAATCCCGCTTTCTCTGGTTTCAGGCAATATCCCAAATAATGAAGGGTCAATTCCAGAAACTAAATTCATCTGTGTCGCACCTTCTCTTGCTAAAACTAAATGCCCTTCAGATAACTGCACTGGGTTAATGCGGTCAATATCTACTCCTAATTTTTTGCCTGGATTTAATTTTATGGATATGCCCGGCCTGCCCCCTGCCTCTTCTAATTTTTCCCAATCCGCAACTGCATCCTGGGCCCCTATCCACCCAGAGCCAGCCGTCATATTTAGATGGTGAAGCAGTTGCGAATAGCGCTTATTTATCTCTCTCTGCGGGTCTTTGAGATTAGTGACAAAACTTAAAAATTCTTCCTCTATCCATAAAGGATAAAAAGGCGCAATAGGAAATCTTTTTAATCCGCCTCTATCTTCAAAAGGTATCATATTCTCTAACTCAATATTGCCGACATACGTAGTAAGATGTATTTTCGGCATTACCCTTTTTATCTTACGTAGTTGCGTAAACTGCGCCAAAACCGCATTTAACTTTTCGCCTTTTAACTCTGTCGGCCTTAATTGTCCATTAGTAACATCATAAAGAAAAGTGGCACTCTCATATTCTCTCCACCAGCATTGTTTGATACGGTATTTATATTTATCAATATCGCTCATTGGTTCCTCGCCAACTGAAACATTGGGCTTATATGAAGAGCCAGTATCAGTAGTAATGGCTATTTTATCCCTACTATCCACCTCAAATCCGCTTTCTAATTCGTCTTTTTTATCAGGATAAAGCAATTCAATCTTTTTTTTAGGAAACCACCCCGTGCGAAATACGAATGAAGCATCCGACCAATCATATTTCTCAGCATAAGGGTCTGGAAATACATTAAACGGAGAGATATTTTCCATCCGCAATTCTCCGTTAAAAGGGTCATTATCGTAATCAAGATATGCCCCCAGATAACCTTTCGCACAAACTATCCCTAATAAAAAAGCCATCGCTGTTTCGTAATTGCCTAAAGAGTTATCATGAATATGTTTTATAATTGCGAATAATATTTCTGCAATCTGCCTTGTCCCGCCCCTTTTATTGTATGGCTTAATATCCTGCCTATTCTGGATTAGATAACCCATAATCAGATTAACTCTTGGTAAGATATGATTAAATGTAAGGTGAGGGCGTTTCTGTTTCTCTAAAATCTCGATGTCCACATTATCCCACTGGTTGCCTAATAAGAATTGCAGGTTTTCCTTTGCAACTATTTTCCAGTTAGTCTGATTATCTTCTGAGGATTTAAACCAGGAATTAAGTTCGGATATGTCTGGCACTTTTTCTCCTTTTATCTCGGTGAATTTTTAAATGGCAATAATTGCATAAAGAAATTAAATTATCTGAATTATGATTATCTCTACTAATCAATTTACCCCACTCATTCTCGGCGCTATAATCTTCTTTTTAGATTTCCACTTTAACGCCAATAAGCCGATACACTTTTCTATGGAGTCAAAGTCAGTAACTTCAATTCCTGTATTCTTTCTAAAAGCCTCCGGCCATCTAAAGTAAGTATGGCAGCGCAGTAAATCATTATCGTAATTAAGCCCCCACGACAGACAGTCCATCATCTCGTTTACATCGGTAATTCCTGCCTGAGCAAAGGATTTAATTAACGCCTTCCTAAAACGTTCTTCCGACTCATTCAAATCATATAAGAAGTCAAGCCTAAGCATTTGCTGCTTGACGTGGAATAAATATAATAATCCTATTTTGTGTAAATCGTGGTCTATGCGTTCAGAAGGTTTTAATGGCAATAATAATCCGTGCCGCATATTCCAGCGATGAAATCCTTGATTTGGCTTTATCTCCCGCCAATCCTCACCGAAAGCCCAGGACATACAATCATCAACTTCGCCCTTATCAACCCCTGCATCTTCTAAAATTGTGCGATAATTTTTACCTTCCAATTTCTCTCCTTGACTTACCCCCGCCGAAGACTCCCTCGCCTGAAGGAGGCTTTTTATGTTCCTTTTTCTTTGGTAATCCTTTTTCTTTTGTCGAAGCAAATTCATGCAGTTGTTCGTGACTCATTTGTTTCAGGCTTTTATTGCGCGCATAAAGTTTTTCAGGGGCGTGTTCAGCGATGGCCATTGCTTTACGTTGAGCTTCCGATTTCGCTGGCATTAAGAACCTCCTTTGCTTTTAATTCCTTTCTTAATCTCTCAATCTCTTTTAATAATTTACTCGCTGTCGTATTAAGATTATCTGCTCCTGTAATTCCAATTTCAGATAGAACCTGCCTATGCTCTAAAGTAAAATACGATAAGAAACTTCTGCTTTCGCCGTGTCTTTCTTTTGCGATTTTATCACGGCAGGAATGACATACTTGCATTTTTAAACCTGCATTGCGGATAAAGACTACTTCCACATTCTCCGTGCCGCATTCCTCGCACAGGTTTTCCTGGGTGTTGTTAAAACTTTCCCATCCTTCATCCATTTCTATCCCCCTGATTTAACAGTTAAGTTGCCATTCGACAAATCCATTTATATTCCTTACTTTGTTTCCAAATATAATTATCATACCATTCGGATAATAATGCTAATAAAATACCTAAAATTATACCACTAATTATAAACCACATTTAATATTTAATTACGCCGACATTGCCGTTCCCACTAATTTATCTTCTTTGTATTTTTCTTTCCAGGTCGGCTTATCTTTATCAACCGAACAAAATTGTAAAGCCCATAAGCCGATAACCCAGGCATCCGCTTTGTCCGGTGATTTGCCTAATCGTTTTTTGCACTCATCTTTTGCCTCAATTAAAATGCGTGTACCTTTGGGGCCTCCCCTGAATTTATATTTTATGGCGCATAATTGGCCTTGCAATTCTACATCATCTTTAGGGATTGATACTGCCCTGTTTTTAATCTGCCCTTTTGCATACCAGTAAACCTCTGCCCTAAAATTATAAAATCTATCTGGCTGAGTAGAGGCTTTAGCAAAATCTACCCCTAACATATCAAACGGCTCGCTCATCTCTCCGTTGATTTGACTTAGCCAGTTATAAACTACTCTATCCTCACCGTTAAAACCCATCGCAACCATCCGTGATTTATTGCGCTCTCGGTTATATAAAATTCTGCCGATAGTCTCATCAGGAGTCTTTTTACCATAATTCTCCGATAGATATTTTCCGTTAACTTTGGTAATATTGGCATTAGTCCAATTATAAATCGCAGTAGTATCATCGCCCATTTCCGCAAAATCAACCGAAGTCAACCTTTTATCCTGCGCTGCCGGTATCTTAATATCAAGACAGGGCATTATATCTGTCATCATAATCAAATCGTCTATCGAGGCAACCGCATCCCAGGAGCCCTCTAAATAAGCCTTAATAAAATTCTCGTCCCCGTGAAATAAATCTCTTATCCGCTCTTCATAATCAGGAGGGTTATATTTATTTTCTTTTGGTAACGCAGGAACAAAAAGATAATCTTTCTCTGGCGCAAGTATAAATCTTGTCTTAAGCCAGTTCTGAGAAGGATTTGAAGCCAGTAAGAAATAATATTCTGGAAATTTTTTATTTGGAAGATGATGACGTAGACGTGTCCCTAAAATCTTAAAATCGTCTTCTTTGATTTCTCTTGCTTCATCAACTCCGATACATCCATATTCGGTAGAGAAATATTTGTTCTTTTCTTGATCTGGTATATCCAAGCCCCCATAATAAAGACGGGATTTTCCTTGCGGCAAATGAAAATCAAAATAACGGTCTTGTTTATTTTCGGTTACTACATTAGCATCAATAAATGGTTTCAGTGTTTCTTCGGTAAGGATAAGATAAGTAGAAAGTTTAAAATCTGCTAAAGTAGCGCGAAGCAATAAACCTCGATTGCCTGGATATAAGCACATCTGTTTAACCATCTCTTCGCAAAGGCAACGGGTTTTACCACCGCCAAGAGCTAAGCGCCCCCATACAACTTATGTCGTTGTGGCGCTTCTTGAAATAATTTTTGTTTAGGTTGTGGATAGTAAGTATCAATTACTATTTGTGGGGGCATTCGGGCATCACCTCCTTAGAACCATCAAAAAGAATATCATTAGAAGATATTTTTAATCCTTTATGAAATCTTCTATGAATGACATTATTTTTGAAGAGCATTAAGTTTTTTTCTTGATTATCATTAGTAATTTCATTGATATGATGGACTACTTCGATTTTATGTAAAAATCTTCCTATTTCTTTCTCTATAACGAGACGATGTTCACGAACATAATGATGATGGTCTTTATATGGATGTTTAGGAGAGTAAATAAAAATATATCCTTGGTCGTTAATTGTTCTCCCACCATTCCAATTAGAATTATTTTTGCCGTTTAATTTCTTCATTGCTTTTATCCAATTCTTTGTTTGACATATATTATGATTTTTTTTAAACTCTGTTTGAAAAGAAAAATGTTGTCCTTTTTTAATAAGAGTAATCTTATTTGAACACTTACGAGAACAATATTTACCTCTGCCTAATTTTATTTTGGAAAGATATGTTTTAAAAACTTTTTTACAAATTTTACAAATTCTTTTAATCATTGTTTAGCCTCTTGGAAAAGTCTCTGTTTGGGTAGCGGGTAATAAGTGTCTATTGTTATCTGGTTCTGGTTTTCCATCAGAATGAAAATTAATAATTACGTGTGAAGGCATATTGCTTTTTAGATATTGTTCGTCTTTCCATCCAAAATTCTTTAAAGCAAAAATAGCGCCTGCACCTAATCCACATTGCAACTGTTCTTCGTATTCTTGCTCAATACGTGTTCGAGCTTTTTTTATTGTGTAACAGAATTTTAGGTTTGCCTCTAAATGATAAAACGCTTCCCTACTTTCAAATCCTAAATAAAGACAAAGTCCTGTAATTGTAGGAACATTAACTAATGAAACTACTCGATTATTTGGAGGGCCGGTTATAACCTTACGAACAGGTATTCCTTTATCAAAATACTCGTTTATTTTTTCTTGTAATGCTTCTGGAGTTTGATAAAGTGGAGGCCTGCCTACTTTTTTTTTCTTTTTTTTCTGAACTGACTTCATAACTCGTCCTCAATAAAACGGGCAGATGATTTTTTAGGTCTCTGCCCATTAACTCTAACTGTGCCAATTTAAGAGCTTCGCTACTCGGATATTCAATAGTAACAAATTTTTCACCTTCCCTTCCTAATCTTGTAGTATATAAAAAACCATCTATAATTATTTGCAATTTCCTATCTTTCTTAACTTTAACCACCTTAAAAAATTTAATGTATTGGCTATATCCAAATCCAATAACACAAAGAAAATCACCCAATCATAAGGAGACTCCCAGATTTTAAGCAGTTTTAGGCCTAAAAATATAAGACTCATTTCTGATATAAAGTTTATATGATTATTAAGCTAATGTCAAGTTTAATCGTCAATTACAAGGGGATGTATAAGGGCGAGCTCGACGAGAGAAATGCGGTTTTCGATAATTGTTTTTTTTTCTTTCATTTCCTTCAATTTGGTAACCAAATAAGTTTTTTCTTTTAAAGTAAGATTATGCTTACGCCGGCATCTTTTTATAAACTCATCCGGCAACCAAAGAGATAATCTCATATAAAAAAAGGGCACAAATGGATAAAATAATCAGATTTTCCAAAATGCCCTTATTTTGCGCAAAAATGCCTCACCTTGCATTTCGGAAGGGGGGGGGTTAAGAATACCCCCCCCTTATATTTCTGCCATGAACCAGCGATTTAATTATTTCTTCTTGAATGTAATTACTTTATAATCTTTCCAAAAATTGCCATACGGAAATTCAGGCATAATCAATCTTGGAAGACTACCATCCGCAATAAAACAATCTTTTATTTGTATTTCTATGGATTTGGGTATTCTCATAGATATAGATTTTTTAAAATATTTTATTTTATCCATCCAAATCTCTCCTGTATTTTTTATGCTTCCTCAAAAAATTCTTTATCTTATCCTGGCACTTGATTTTTTCCTGGCATTCTATTTCTTTTAATGCATTAACTTTTTCTCTTGACTGCCTGGCTTCCTCTATTTGCTTCTTTAACCCTTCATATTCGACAACAGGCATAGGTTTCTTATAAATCCTGTTGCCAAGCCAAATCATTGGAATAAGAGAAATAAGAAAAATTAACGCCAAGAAATCAATGATATTTACCTTGCCGAAAAGCCGGCCTTTATTATCTATGAACATACCGCCTCCACACAGACAGCAAGATAATCCAAAGTTTACAAATAAAAGACTCACACCAGATATTCTTATTCAAATAAATTTCTAAATATATATTACCTCTCCATCCATTTTTTAAACTTACGCCATATTATCTCGCCCCGTAAATACATCCAATCTATCAATGCCACAAACACAAACAGTATAATAATCCTATGCGCGCCTGTCTCCTGTATATGACGGGTGAGTTTTTCTATATCCTGGAAAGGCAAATATGGCCACATCGCCACGACGAGCATAACAATAAAGATGATAAAGGTTAGGAGATATTTCATTCTAATTTCTTACTAATTTTTGATGTAAACCCACCTTTTTCTTTTAATTTTCTCTCAAAGATATACCAATTCACTAATTTAGCCATATTGCTAATTTATCTGTCCTCCAATAAAGTTATAAAATTGTCAATAGCGATATTGACGAAATGCTTCATCATCACAAAGCAGGGGGCTGGCAGGTTTGCCTATCTTGAATTACTGCTCTGACCTAACTGTTTTTTGTGTTCAAGCCCACATTACCAGCCCTCAGGCAACCCTAATCATTTAATCCCTATTTCCTTTAGATTTTTCTCGCCGATTGTTTTACATCTGAATACCCTGAATTTTCCATTACTGCCTATC